CAATGGTTCAACTAGAGAACCTGCGATAGATACCACAGTTAGATACATACATACAATAGTGCCAATTCGAACTATAGATGTTATACCATTGGTTGTTAGCTCAGCTGGCATGGTATTCGGTGGCGACAAACAAGTAATGTTACAACGTGCCGAAAAGGTTGTGTATTGTGCCGCAGACGTATATAATAAAAAACAGAAAACAAAGGTAAAAGATATTGCAAGCTAAACTGATTATCAAGGACGAAGTTAACGTCAAAATCGAAGGCTTGGAACTCAGTACACGCAAAAAACTTGTAGATAAGTTTAAGTATGAAGTTCCGGGTGCTAGGTATCAACCTGCGGTGCGTCTTGGTAGATGGGATGGTAAAGTTGCTTTTTGCCAACTTGGTGGTAGCACTTATATTAATTTACTACCAGATATTATTCCTTTTCTTGACAATGAAGGTTATGATGTTGAAGTAGAGGATCTGCGTACATACAGTACCAAGTTTGACTTTGCAGAGTTTACAGAAGATACGTTTGCGACCAGCGTTTGGCCCAAGGGTCACCCGATGGCAGGAAAGCCCATTGTGTTCCGTGATTATCAAGTTGACATTCTAAATGGATTTTTACAAAATCCGCAAAGTGTGCAAGAAGTTGCTACTGGTGCAGGCAAAACTATTATGACAGCGGCACTAAGCAAAAGCATAGAACCTTACGGTAGAAGTATTGTTATTGTGCCCAACAAAAGTCTTGTAACACAAACAGAAGCAGATTATATTAATCTAGGGTTAGACGTAGGTGTATATTTTGGTGACCGTAAAGAGTTTGGAAAGACACATACTATTTGTACCTGGCAAAGTCTAAACATCTTGTTAAAAAATACAAAGAATTATGAAGCAGAAGTAACCATCGGCGACTTCATCGAGGATGTTGTTTGTATTATGGTAGATGAAGTACACATGGCCAAAGCGGATGCTCTAAAAACATTACTAACAGGAGTGTTTAGCCATGTACCAATTCGGTGGGGACTAACAGGAACTATACCCAAAGAAGAATATGAGAAAGTAAGTATTTTTTGCAGTCTTGGTCCTGTGGTGGGCAAGCTAAGTGCCAACGAACTTCAAGAAGCAGGCCACCTTGCTAACTGTCATGTAAATATAGTACAATTAGTTGATCACGTTGAATACAAAGATTATCAAAGTGAGTTAAAATATCTATTAGAAACAGATGGTAGATTAGATTACATTGGCAATCTAGTTAACCGAGTAAATGAAACAGGAAATACTTTGGTCTTAGTTGATCGTATTGCTACAGGTAAACTGTTGGTAGAACGATTGGGGGATAAGGCTGTGTTTGTGTCAGGATCAACAAAAGCAAAAGATAGAAAAGACGAATATGACGAAGTGGCAACTAGTACTGGTAAGATTATTGTGGCGACTTACGGTGTGGCCGCTGTGGGTATTAATATTCCTAGGATATTTAATTTGGTTCTTCTGGAGTCCGGAAAGAGCTTTGTCCGGGTTATACAATCTATTGGGCGGGGTATTAGGAAAGCCGAAGACAAAGACTTCGTCCAAATCTGGGACGTCACCTCAACCTGTAAATTCGCTAAAAGACACCTTACCAAACGTAAGGCGTTTTACAAAGAAGCCAACTATCCATTCACGGTGGAAAAAGCTGACTGGCAATAAATTTTATAAAGAAAAAAATGAGAATACTAACATTAGATAACACATCATACGAAATGAATGAAATACCCAACGAGATTGACGAAATTCGTTTTTGTGTACTTGACAACAGCGATCCCAGGGATCCTGACTACTTTTATATCCCGCTAATCTTTTTAGAGAGTTTCAATAGCCCAGCATTAGTTTTAAAGATAGGTGAACACGTTATCCGTATGCCAGTGGATTGGCAACTGTTAATTGGAGAACCTGATTTTGGTGACTTAGAAGTAGTGCCGTTAACCAGCATTAACGATCGTGGATTCAGTGTATTCTGTTTTAACCCACTAACAAGTTTCCGGCCAGAGTTTATGCCTGTGGAGATTGTAGACATTTATCAAGATGTTAAATGGTACTTCCCTAAGTTAAAACCCGGACAGATGTTGGCCATACCTTTAACCAAGGGTGAAAAGCCACTATGTGCATATTTCATTAAAGATATTTCACGCCAAAGTGAGGTTGTGGATTATAGTAAGGTATGGTAATGGGACACTTCACAGAACCACAAATGTTTGAAACTATTAACAGACTTGCTAAAATCTATTTAGAAAGTTATCCTGACGATCGAGAAGGATTAGAACGTTTCCTTCGGTGGGCACATTTGCAATACGGTTACAAGTTTGATGCCTAAGATCTACGAAAGCCCGGACAAAGGGCAGACAGTATATGCTAGAGAGTTTGGCGCAACAGAACGTCAGTTAGAATACGATCACCGAACAGAAGATGGTCGATCTCTACATGAACATATACAGGAAAGCAAGATGTGGGGCGATATACGCCGCAAGGCAAAAACCCAACCTGCTTTACAAGAAGCACTTGATCGTGTTATAATTATTTACGAGTTAGGAAAAACAAATGAGTAAAGAAGAAGACAAATTCAAAAAAAGTAAACGCATACAAAAAGATGAAAACGCAGTGGCCAAGCAAGTTAAGATTGCCAAAGCACACGGACTAACTGACAAAGATATAGCAATTAAAGAACCTCATCGTTTAGCCAAACACCATGTCATGGACTGTGGTAATCCTGAATGCTATATTTGTGGCAACCCGCGCAAGACACACAAGGATAAGCTAACAGCACAGGAAAAACGTTTGTTCCAAGACGTAGAAAAGATCACAGATAAACATAGTAACGGTATCCCGCCCAAGGACGACAATGACAACGGATAAGCTAAACATTGGCAACGAAATGGCTAGATTTGATGCCAAGGACCGCGGCTTCTATGATAGTTTAAGTGATGATGAAAAGAAGAAGTTTAGTCCATTTTTAATGATACGCTGGGGGGCCGCAGTAGAAGGTGATTCGGACCTACAAGCATATTACTTAATGAGCTGTAATGAACGTTTAAATAAGAATTTCTTTGATGTTAACACAACGCAACACAAAAAATTACAATGGCTATTGGCCACAACAGTAAGTCCGGGCATGGGCAAGCAGTATCATAAGTGGCTAGCCGCAAAGAAAAAAGATGGTAATAATAACAAGTCAGAAAAGTTCATTGCTGAATTATTCCCTACATTAAAACCTGATGAAATCAAACTGTTGGCACAAATAAATGATAAAAATGATCTTAAAGACCTGGCAAGAAAACACGGGTGGGATGACAAACGAATTAAAGAATACTTATAAATGTCGTTACTGTGAAAAGAGTTTTAGTAAAGAGACTACGCTCACAGCGCATCTCTGCGAACAGAAGCGTCGGTGGCAACAGGAAAAAGAAACAGGTGTACAACTAGGTCTCAAAGCCTATCTAAGATTTTATGAATACAGTCAAGGAAGTGCTAAATTAAAAAGCTATGAGGACTTTGCAAAGAGCCCGTATTATAATGCATTTGTAAAGTTTGGGCGTTATTGTCAAGGCATACGTTGCATTAACTTTGTAAATTATCTAGACTGGTTATTGAAGAACAACAAAAAAATAGACAATTGGTGCAAGGACAGTTTGTATGCAGAATGGCTACCAGACTATCTAAAGAAAGAAGCTGTTCAAGACGCAATTGAACGTGCAATGAAAGAAATGATTGACTATGCAGAAAGCCATCCAGAACTTAAAAACGGCTTTACAGACTATTTTAGATATGGCAATAGTAATCGTATTTGTCATCATATTAGTACTGGTAGGATTAGTCCGTGGGTCATATATCATTGTGCCAGCGGTGTAGAGTTTCTTGATACGCTATCTAGCGAACAAGTGGAGATTGTAATACCTTGGATTGATCCAGACTTTTGGCAACGTAAATTTAACGACTACCTGGCAGACGCTGAGTGGGTCAAGGATGTATTGGCCAAAGCAGGCTTGTAATGATAGAATTAAAACTTGTTAAAACAACACCAGGTACAACTCTTGAAATGGTACAAGATTTAAAACTTAACGGTTACGTAGTAGGAGTTGACTTTGATTTTGCATACCATCAACCTACCTATAACAATGATGGTTGGGAAATAGTTGAGGAAAGATACACTATGTTTACGTTCTATAGAGAAGAAATCGGCACATGGTTTGGAATAAAGTGGATAGGTAAAAACGCTTAATGTTTATTAAAGAACTACGTTTACCAACAATTCCTGTTGAGCTAGAATACCAAATTTGGGAGTTAGTTAATGCTACCCCTGTAGGGTACCAATGGATAACTGTCAATAGTAATTTAAAAGATTGGTGTAACCAAAATATTTGCCCATCAACACATTGGGGTGTACAATTAATAAAGTTAGATTTACCCTTGCATAGAGATGCTGCCAGTCAAGTAAAGATAAACTATCTACTAGACACAGGTGGTGATGCTGTTACTAATTTTTATGACAATGATAAACTAATTGACACAGTAATTTGTAAACCTAGAACTTGGTATATTATGAAAACAGATCAATTACACGAAGTCTTAAATATTACTGGAACTAGAGTAAGCCTGGCAGGTAAGGTGTTTCCATGAAATTTAAGTCAGATATTGACATAGACTTTCCGGATAGAACTCGTGCGTTAGAGTTGCTAAAACATCATCCTGCAGGTATCATTCGTGATAGTGCGTTAATAAAGCATAACACAGGAGTGTATGCCACAGACATCCCAGTGGATCCATTTACTGGTATTGCCAGCATTGACTACAAGTCTGCAGAAGATTTGGGATACATGAAGTTGGACTTCTTGAATGTATCATTATATACGCAGATAAAGAATGAAGCCCATTTAACAGAGTTGATGACAGCAGAGCCACTATGGGACTTGCTGTACCAGCGTGAGTTTTGTAGTCAGCTTATACATATTGGTAGCCATTATGACACTCTAGTTAAAATGCCCGAGCCCGTAAACTCCATACCCCGCATGGCAATGTTTCTAGCTATTATTCGTCCTGGCAAGCGCCATTTAATAGGTAAACCGTGGTCGGAAGTTGCTCAAACTATTTGGGATGCCACAGAGGATGGGTATACGTTTAAGAAGGCACATGCTGTAAGTTACGCACACCTTGTTGCGGTAAATATGAATCTAATCTGCGAACGGATTAGTTATGGATTTAGTTAATTAATGACCCTGTTATATAGCAATGGATGCAGTTATACTGCAAATTTAAAATTAAACAGAGATCAACGATATCCTGTTTTAATCGGAAATGCATTAGGGTGGGAAGTTGAAGATTGTGCTATTCCTGGATCGTGTAACAGCAGAATAATTAGATGCACTATAAGAGATTGTATCAATTTATTAAACACTAATAAAAAGATTGTAGCATTAGTTCAGTTAACTCATGTTATGCGTACAGAATATGCTGGAACACACACTGAGTTTAATAGTTGGAAGTATGGAAAAAATGACTTATTTGAAAGTGTACGCCCAAATCAATCAAACGATCTACCGATTTATATTCAAGATTGGTGTAGGCTTACATTTAATGTAATGGATGAAAAAGCTGAAACTTCTAAATTATTGTCTGATATTGTAGGGCTAATTAATTTCTTTAAACAACACAATATAGATTATTTTGTGTTTAGTGGACCACAAATGATAGCAGATTGTATCACTGACGATTTTAATTTATATTTACAGCAAGATAATTGTGTAATTGATCTTAAAAATTTTAATATGCTATCGTTGACTGGATCTACTGCCCACCCTGATATTAATGGAATGCAAAAAATTGCAGATTTTTTTATAGAAAAGTTAACTAATCTTCCTGATCAGTGTAATTGATTTACGTTTGCTACGTTTAGTGGCCATTTCCCTGAGGCTAACGTAAGGGCCTGTTTTAATTTCTACATCTTTGCTGTTCATAGTACGTAAACATACTTTAAACACAGCCCAGTCAGTTTTTAGAAATACGTTAATAGGTATTAGCCTATTACTTTCCCACCACCAAGTTTCCCCGAGAGTAAGAAATATTTTCTTTAATTCAGCATCTTTAATTGTGCCAAAGTCATACAACGTAGTAATCACTTCGTCAAAGTTTTGTATGATCCCTATATAATCGTTACCACCATATGTAATATGGCTTAGGTAAGGATATTGAGTTAGTAGTTGCTTGTAATGGTCTTCCACTGTTTTCGCTAAATATGTTATAAAGATAATCCAAAAAAATGATTACTATCAAAGCATATTTATATCCGAATACAGTCGAGGTTCAAGTTTTTGATCCTGCGATTTTCACTACAAGGAACAGAACTGTGTACAGTCGCCCTATCAAGGTCTATCAAGGCATAGACAACCCTATTCAAATTACAATACGTAACCAAGATCAAAAAAGTGTAGATTTAACAGGTTATACAGTACATGCGGTTATACAAGACCCAACAAATAAGTTGTACGTAGCAAATTATGGAGTGGCTTTTTCAGATATCACCACAGGCCTGGGAATTTTTACAATTCGTCAACTTGATATTGACCCGCTTGATCAACGTTTCTACAAATTAACATTTAGACGTGTTAAAATATCAGACAGCACACAAACCCCGATGTACATTGATGACAATTACGGAGTGCCATTGGACTTAGAAATACTACCGGCATACTTTAACGATAAGTTGGATAATAATCTTCCGCCCACAGTAGAGCCAGAAGATCCTGGATATTTAGGTTAAGGATACAGTAATGTCTGGAAACACTACTATTTTATTAAAAGGCACAACCGAACAAGTCAATGGATATGTTGGTGAACCTGGGGAGATTGTTGTTGACATGGGCACAACAGCAAATATTGCACCCTATGAATGGAAAATACGAGTACTCAATGGTGTAACAGCAGGTGGTGCAGTACTGGCCACAGCCGCTGATGTTGCAACATTGACTTCAAATGTAGACACCACTATTAGCTCTCTACAAACAACGTTAACTGATACCCTGGCCAATGTACTAGTATTACAATCTAATGCAGTTAGCCAACAAACACAGATTTTAAATTTATCTAACCAATTTGGTAATATTACTGTGGGACCAACCGGACCCACAGGGCCGCAGGGTGCCACTGGACCAATTGGTCCAGCTGGACCAATTGGGATACAAGGAGCACAGGGACAATACGGACCACAAGGTTCCCCGGGTCCCACTGGTGCACGTGGGCTAACTGGTCCCACAGGACCTACTGGGCTAACTGGCCCACAGGGATCCACCGGTTCCCCGGGCTCAAGAGGATTGCCCGGTACTACAGGACAAACAGGATTAAGAGGCAATGTTGGGCCCACAGGTCCAACTGGCGCACGAGGATCAGCTGGTGCCACAGGACCCACTGGCGCACGAGGATCACCGGGGGACATAGGTCCATCCGGACAAACTGGGTTAAAGGGCGATGCAGGAGCAGTAGGACCCACTGGACCCGTGGGATTGCGTGGGTTTACTGGTCCCACAGGTCCTGAAGGGCCCGCGGGCACACAGGGCGAGCCTGGTATAAGAGGATTAACTGGTTTAACTGGGCCCACAGGGCCTGCTGGTCCGCAGGGCATAACCGGGCCTGTTGGTAGTCCGGGACCACGTGGTCCCAATGGCGAGCAAGGAATACAGGGTGATGTTGGATTACCAGGTCCCACAGGTCCAGTCGGACCGACGGGCAGTACAGGAAGTATAGGACCGTCTGGCCCCACTGGTCCTGCTGGCCCCACAGGAGAACCTGGGCCTGCGGGTGTTAGTAATGTACCTGGTCCTACCGGCCCCATAGGAGAACCTGGGCCTGCGGGTGTTAGTAATGTACCTGGTCCTACCGGCCCCACCGGTCCTACCGGTCCTACCGGCCCAACGGGATCACCGGGTATACAAGGTAATATTGGCCCCGTTGGAGATACTGGTCCTACAGGACCTACAGGAATTACAGGTTCACCGGGCAACTCAGGTCCCACTGGTCCCACTGGTCCACAGGGTGCAACTGGTAGTCCAGGACCTAATGGACCTTCTGGTGTGCAGGGTGTGCAGGGTGATGATGGTGCCCCTGGTCCCACTGGCGCACAGGGACCAACAGGTCCTACTGGTCCCACAGGCCCAACAGGACCAACCGGGCCAGTTAGTAATGTAAGTCCACTAACATTAATTACAACTAAAACCACAGATTACACGCCAATTGGCACTGATCACGGTTATTATATTAGAATGAATAACACCACCCTGGCTAATATTACATTAGTTGCAGATAGCACAGAAGCTATTGCTATAGGTACAACTTATATTGTGGGACGCTGTAATACAGGCAATGTATCATTTGTTGCCGGAGCAGGAGCAACAATTTATAGTTCAGGTCAAGCAGATATATCCGTACAATGGGGTAAAGTTGTTGTGTTTAAAACAGCAACAAATACCTGGGAAATTGATGGTGCAGTTAATCCATAATCTGCCATGTTTGGAACCTACGGATTATTTCATACAAGACAACCAGCAGTTATAATTGCTCCTGGCGAGCAATCCTACACCACCGCAGGCACATACAGTTGGACAGCACCTGAGGGTGTTACCAGCGTGTGTGTGGTATGCGTGGGCGCTGGCGCCAGTGGTGGTATAAGCAGACCAGCTGGAGGTGGTGGTGGACTTGGGTGGAAAAATCATATTACCGTGGTTCCTGGAACTAGCTATACTGTTGTAGTAGGCTTGCGCGGCCTGAACGTTGCACAGGGCGGTGCTCCGTATATACAACAATATGGTAATGATGGTGGCGATAGTTATTTCATTGACACCGGCACAGTTAAAGGCGGTGGCGGTAAAACTTCTAGAACTGGCGGAACTTATGTTGGTGACGGTGGCGGACTTGGCGGAGAAGGTGGCGCTGGCAGCGGAGAACTTGGCGGCGGCGGCGGCGCAGGTGGCTACACTGGCAATGGAGGCAGGGGTCATAGTTGGTCATATGAAATTCCCACTCAAGGGTTTGGTGGCGGTGGTGGTGGCGGCCGAGTATCAGGTTATTCTGGATACGAAGGCGGCGGCGGCGGCGTAGGAATACTAGGTCAAGGTGACAGCGGTGGTCCAGGACCAACTAGTCAACTCCCCAGCGGCGGTTATGGCGGCTCAGGTGGAGCCAATGGCGCTGCCAAAAACGGTGGCGCATATGGTGGCGGCGGAAGTTCCTATAACGGATTCAACGGCATCAGCGGCACCGGAGGCAGCGGTGCAGTAAGAATCATATGGGGAACAGGACGATCGTTTCCTACCAACGCAGCTTAATAAATACATAAATTAGAATAAGGTATCAAAATGGCGGGAAATATAACAATTTTACCAACAAGTAACACAAGTGTAGCCAGCGTATATGTGGGCTCACCCGGTGAAATCATTGTTGACACAGGCGCAGGCGGCCCATTCCCGGACAATTGGTCTATACGTGTTCTTAACGGTGTGCAGCCCGGCGGCGCAATACTAGCAACAAACAACACAGTTACTGGCCTAGTAGGCAATATAAACTCCACTATAAGTTCAGTTAGAGCCAATGTAACAACGCTTCTAGCCAATGCAGTTAGCCAACAAACAGTTTTATTAGATTTAAGCAGTAGAATTCAAACAGTTGAAGCCAATGCAGGCACGCCTGGGCCCACAGGTCCAACTGGTCCAACTGGATTACGCGGTATTCCGGGACCAACTGGTCCAACTGGTCCCAGCGGACCCACAGGAGCAGCCGGAACCAGGGGAAATATTGGCCCAATTGGAGATACTGGTCCAATTGGACCGTATGGATTAACTGGCCCTGCAGGTACTCCGGGTGCAATTGGAGCAACAGGTTTACGTGGACTTACAGGAAATACTGGACAGCAGGGAGATATTGGACCACGTGGACTTACAGGTGCTCCTGGACCAATTGGCCCACAAGGTATACAAGGAAATGTTGGGGGAACAGGATTACCGGGACGCATTGGTGACACTGGACCCACAGGCCCTACTGGTGCAAGAGGCCCGGTAGGCGATGACGGACCGATGGGACCATATGGACCAGCTGGACCAGCAGGTCCGTTAGGCAATCCAGGGCCAATCGGGCCAATTGGATTTACTGGAGCAACTGGACCTGCAGGTAGTCCAGGAGCAATTGGACCAAATGGTCCACAAGGCGAACAAGGTGTGCAAGGTGCTACTGGTCCAGTAGGACCACAAGGATTACGTGGTGCAGTTGGCTCACCGGGCCCCACTGGACCCACAGGTAGTCAAGGACCTGCAGGACAACAAGGTATTCAAGGCAATGTTGGTCCCACTGGCGCACAAGGTCCCACTGGCGCACAAGGTGATATAGGTACACCGGGTGCCACTGGCCCACAAGGCGAAGATGGCCCAACTGGACCAACGGGTGCAATTGGCCCGCAGGGCGTTATCGGTGTAACAGGACCACAAGGTATTCAGGGAAATGTTGGCCCAATTGGCCCTTTGGGACCACAGGGTATACAAGGAAATATTGGCCTAACTGGACCGCAAGGTAATGTTGGGCCAGCGGGCCCTACTGGTCCGTTGGGTCCCACTGGATTACAAGGCACAACTGGACCCACAGGCCCGCAAGGCATACAGGGCAACGTTGGGCCCACTGGAAGCCAAGGACCCACTGGATTAACCGGAGACACAGGTCCTATAGGACTACAAGGCGAACCTGGTCCAACAGGATCACAAGGTATACAAGGTAATATTGGACCCATTGGACCAGTTGGACCCATTGGATTAACTGGACCCACTGGATCCACAGGACCTGTTGGCCCACAAGGTATACAAGGCGAAATTGGACCAATTGGATTAACTGGATTCACAGGTCCCACTGGACCCACTGGATCACAAGGCCCTGCTGGCACAGGTATTACTATTGTTAATACTGTGGCCAATCTTGCCGCAGTATCTACATATCCAACAGCAGGACTAGTAGTTGGTGATGGATTAATACAGTTAGACAACGGACATTTACATATTTGGACAGGCACAGCTTTTAGTGATGCTGGTAATATTGTTGGGCCCGCAGGTCCAACGGGTGCGCCAGGCCCAACAGGTAATCCGGGCCCAACCGGACCAACAGGAAGTCAAGGACCCACTGGCGCACAAGGTCCCGCAGGCTCACAAGGAACAACAGGTCCCACAGGACCACAGGGCATACAAGGCAACATTGGTGTAACTGGACCCACAGGACCACAAGGTAACATTGGTTTAACAGGGCCCACTGGCACAACTGGAGCAGCTGGACCACAAGGCATACAAGGTAATATCGGCACAACTGGCCCTACTGGTCCTACTGGCCCTGCAGGTATTGCTGGCCCAACTGGATCACAGGGCATACAAGGTAATATTGGGGTAACAGGACCCACTGGTCCCAGTGGTCCCACTGGATTACAAGGACCAACCGGAAGCCCTGGTACCCAAGGTAACATTGGTTTAACTGGCCCTGCAGGCCCTGCAGGCCCCACAGGATCACAGGGACCGAGTGGAAGCCCTGGTATACAAGGCAACATTGGCGCAACTGGACCAACTGGCCCTGCTGGAGTGCAAGGTATTCAAGGTATTCAAGGTAATGTCGGAGGCCCAGGATCAACTGGACCAGCTGGACCTGCTGGTTTACAAGGTGCAACGGGACCTACTGGACCACAGGGTATTCAAGGCAATACTGGACCCGCAGGCCCCACTGGTGCCACAGGATCAACTGGACCGCAAGGTATCCAAGGAATAACAGGACCTACGGGGCCCACTGGCCCTACTGGTTTAACAGGACCCACGGGGCCTACTGGTACAGGAACACCGGGCCCAACAGGACCAATCGGACCTACTGGACCAACCGGACCGGGTAGTAACTACGGAAATACACAGGTGGCGGCCTTTATATCTACCTACACAGGTAATATATCAGCAGCCAACTATCTTACTAACGGTATTGGTTCTCCCACTATTTCGAGTAGCACTAACATTAATCTGGCAGCAACTAACGCTGTGGTTATAACACAAAGTCCGTTTAGATTGGCGCAATACACAACTCCTGCTGCCGCTAGTATTACTAGCGCACAAGCTGGTGATTTAATTTATAATACGTCTACGGGACAAATACAATCGTACACTGGATCAGCTTTTGCAGCATTGTCTGGCACTGGCACACCTGGACCTACTGGTGCAACAGGACCTGCTGGTCCTACAGGACCTACTGGATTAACGGGTCCTACTGGACCAAGCGGAACCAGCGGCGGCGGAGGGTACATATTTAACGTTAAGAGCTCTCCATACAATGCTGTGGGCAACGGCAGCACAGATGATACTGCGGCCATTAATGCCGCACTTGCAGCTGCCAAAGCTGCCGGAGGCACAGTATTTTTTCCAACAGGTACTTATAGAATTACATCTGCGCTAAACTTGTCTTATGACGGATTAAATATTGACACTGGCGGCAAACGTCCTCACTTACTCGGTGAAGGTGCCGGTGCGTCAATGATTTATCAGACAGGATCTGGTAACGGACTTAACATATCTGCAACTACTTCTAATCCGAATGCTTTTACTACAGTTAAAGGTCTATCCTTTATAGGAACCGGTAAAACTGGCCGCGGTATTAATGTCAATGAGAGTGCTTATTTAACAATTAGCGATTGTCAGTTTGCTGGATGGGATTATTGTATCTACGGTGACGATATATTAAGTACGCTAGTTGAAAAGTGTATACTTGGTTATAGTAACTATGGTTTCCTCTTTAAACGTAATGATTCGTCTGGAAATTATGCAAGTAATCCAAACGCTATTACCATGATTGAATGTTTAGTTGGCGGCAACACCATCTATGGTGGTTGGGTAATTGGCGCAGGAACATTTAACTGCATTGGCGGATCTTTTGAAAACAATGGCTCGGGTACTGATCTTTCGGGCAGTAAATGGGGATTGAAAATTACCAACGCCGGCGGCACCGGCGGTCAGGAAGCATCGAATGGATTTGTACTACAAGGTAACTACTTTGAGGGCAATGGTGGTGTTGGACATTTATATATAGAACAAACAGTATCCAGACCAGGATTAACTGGCCTGCTTAACGGTTGCTCATTTAACCAATTTGGGAACAGCTATGCCAGCGCATTTGTATATGTTGCAGCCAGTTCTGCAGGAGTTGCATATCCAATTACATTTAATGCCTGCGGATTTTCTGGATTGAATAGTTATGTAGCCAGTGCAGGCCGCCCAACTATTAACAACCTTAGTAACTATTTCCCATTGACATTAATAGGTACTGGTTTCTGGAGTGCCACAGATGCTTATAAGCAAGGTAGCCCAAATAGATTTGAAGGTAGTGTAGAAGCTCTGTCGTTTAAAGATTTAAGCGGTACACTAATATCTGGTGGTGGCGGAACAGTTGGGCCACCTGGACCCACTGGACCCACTGGACCCACTGGACCCACTGGTTTAACAGGGCCAACAGGACCCACTGGTACAGGAACACCGGGACCT